AAAGACCTTCAGCCTGGCCTATGGCCTCGTCCTGGCGCTGGAAACGTCATGGCCGGTCACGGTCGCCGGGTCATCTCGCCTTCGCGTCCTGGCGCGCATCTCCGCTCACCCTGCCGACTGATCGAGGCCGCAACGCATGGCATACTTCGCCCGTCTTACCGCCGCCGGCCGCGCCGCCGTCGCCGCCGCCATCGTCTCCGGCGAGGCGCTGTCCATCGTTGATATGGCGATCGGTGACGGCGGCGGCGCGCCTTACGACCCAACGGGCGATGAGACCGATCTGGTCAACGAACGCGCCCGCGTGCCGGTCGAGACGGTCGCGCGCGATGTGGATACCCCCAGCCTTGTCCGGATCGCTGGCATCGTCCCGGCCGATGAAGGCGGCTTCTGGGTCCGCGAGGTCGGGCTCTTCGACGCGGCCGGCGAGCTGGTGGCGATCGGCGGTTATCCGCCTGCCTACAAGCCCACCATCGCGGAGGGGGCGAGCTACGATCTTGAGATCAGTGTCGATCTGGCGGTTTCCACCGACGCCGATGTGACGATCAGCGAGACGTCCGGAGACTTCTACGCGACCCGCGATTGGGTTCGTGCGGCGGCGGATTACTTCGCCGTGATCAGCGCCACGATCACCGCGCCGCCAGGCGCTCCGGCGGATGGCGAACAATATCTTGTTCCGGATGCGGCGACGGGCCTGTGGGCCGGTATGGCAGGGAAAATCGCCCTCTGGCGCGGCGCTTTCGAAGGTTGGCAGTTCATCGCGCCGCGCGTAGGCGCCCTAGCGACGATCGGAAGCACGGGACGCGTTATGCGCCTGTCGTCGGCGGGCTGGCGGACCTTGGGGGCCACGACTGAGGAAGCGATCACGGGTCTTGACGAAGAGCTAATCGCAACCGCCAAGGGCGTGCGTGAGTTCTTCGACGCCAACCGCGCGATGGTCGCGCTGAAGAGCGCGACCACTCTCGCGCCCCCTGCGGAACCCGCGCATCGCGACGCCTACCTGATCCCCGTGGATGCGGCGGGACTATGGGCCGGAAAGGCCGGCAAGATCGCGGTGTGGAGCGATAACGCCCCGACCGCCTGGGTCTATCATGATCCCCCCGCTGCGACGCTAGCCATGGCCGCCGACACGGCCGCGATCTGGAAGAATACGGCTGGGGGTTGGCGGACGGTGGCGGCCAATCTTGAGGAGCATCTGGCGGGCGGATCAAACACCTTGCTCGTCACCCCGGCTGGCTTGATCCACGTGATCGAGACCACGCGCGATGCGACGGCCTTGGTGAGTGCGACCACTCTAGCTCCGCCGGCCGCCCCGGCGCACCGCGACGCCTACCTTATCCCTGTCGATGCGGCGGGCGCGTGGGCCGGAAAGGCCGGCAAGATCGCGGTGTGGAGCGATAACGAACCGGCCGGATGGATTTTCTATGAACCTCGCCAAGCAAGCCTTGCCGTGGCCGCCGACACTAATCGACTGTGGAGGCGTTCAAGCGGCGGCTGGCGAGAGGTCGCCGCGAGCTTGGCCGAGCACTATGCGCCCCCTTCCGGCGACCTCCTGGCCACGGCGGAGGGCGCGATACTGGTCGGCGAGAGACTTCGTCACTTCGCCGCCGTCTCCAGCGCCACCACCACGGCTCCGCCGCCTGAAGGCGTCGGTTGGCGCGAGGCGTTTCTAGTACCAGACGACGCGACGGGCGCATGGGCGGGCCAAGATGGACGCGTCGTGTCGTGGGACGAGGTCGCCAACGGGTGGGTTGCGATTACGCCACCTGTCGGCGCGCACGTTCTCGCGGCTGACACCGGACTAATCTGGCGCAAGACCGGCGACGGCTGGCGCAAGGGCTCCGCGAGCATCGAAGAGCACCTTGCGGGGACATCCGAGAACCTCATCGCCACGCCAGCGGGCGTAAAGGCGATGATCAATCAGTTCATCTCCGAGACCCCTGAAACCTTTTTCCAAGGCATGATGTAATGGCCATCACACCGTTTCGAGCGAAGATCACCAGAATATCTAGCTTCACGATCCCGGCCGGAAAACGCGCTGTTTTCGCTGCCTTCCTGCCTCAGGTGTTCAACTACGTTACGGGGGCATCCCGCATCCTGTTGCGGATCGATGGTGTCGATATCGCCTTTATTGCGCACTACGAAAACGGGACACCTCCGACCGGCTTCGGGACGCCAGAAGTCAAGCCTTTGACGGCGACGGCAGGCGAAGTCGTAAGCGTGGACTCAACGTCGGACACTCTGGCGGTCTCGATCGTCGGACACCTCTACGACCTCTGAGATCGGATCAAATCATGTCACAGCTATACGGCTATCTCCGCGCTGGAACCGTCCTGGCGCTTAACAACCAAGCCGCTTTCGAAGCGACGGACGAGAGCGTCAGAGCGGTATGGACGCCCGTTCCGCCTGAAGCAAAGGTCGGATCGGTAAGGAACCAAGATGGCTCTTGGGAACATCCGCCAGCTCCGCCACCGGCTGACATTGTGGTCGACGTCCCGACCTTCTTCATGCTGTTCACGATCGGCGAGGAAACTTCGATCCGCGCCAGTCAAGACCCAGGCGTGAAGGTCTTGCTACAGCGCCTGGATCACCCAGCCACCAAGGCGGTCAACCTCAGCCTTCAGGCCAATATCGCGGCGATCAACTACCTCGCCGCCCAAGGCCTGATCACCGAAGCCCGCGCCGCTGAAATCCTCACTGGCCAAGTCTCGTAAAGCTGCAGACTAGACGCCCGCATCTATGGCGGAATCGGCCATAGACGCGGGCGTCTATAGTCGCCGGCGTCTGTGGCGGCCGACCTAGACGCCGACGACTATGGTCGACCGGACCAAGGCCTTGTTGTCAGGCGATCCGGTCACAACAGACCCTTGTCGCGCCTCGCGCGCGAATGCGCGCACCCTGGCGCACAATGGCCTCTGAACTCGAAACCTCCGCCGATCTTCGCGACGTGGTCCGCAAGGGCCGCGTTCTGTCGCGCGACCTGAGCGCGCGGACCTGTGTCGTCGAGTTCGGAGAACTTCTCCTTCCCGGCGTGCGCTGGGCGAGCGTCCGCATGGGGGCCTTTCGGATTTGGTCGCCGCCGTCTGAGGGTGAACAGGTCATCGTCCTTTCGCCTGAAGGTGACAGCGCTCAAGCGGTGATCGTGGCCAGCTTGACCAGCAACGCGCATCCCGCGCCCTCCGACGAAGACGCCCTGGTCATCGCCGCTGACGACGGTTCGGTGATCAGCTACGCCCTGGCCTCGCACGCCCTCACCGTGGCGCTCTGCGCTGGCGGCAAGGTGATCATGGCCGCGCCCGGCGGCTTCGAGCTTACGGGCGATGTGGCCATCACTGGCGATATGAGCGTGACGGGCGGCGCGACGATCGGCGGCGACGTCGAGGCGGATGGCGATGTGAAGGCCGGGCCGATCTCGCTCCGCAACCACAAAACCACGGGCGTCAAAGCCGGCCTTGATCTTTCGGGCGACCCGCAATGAGGGGCATGAGCGCTCAAACCGGAGCGAGCCTCGACGGCGACGATCACCTTCGCCAGTCGATAGCCGACATTCTGACCACGCCGATCGGATCGCGCGTCATGCGCCGTGACTACGGCTCAGACCTTCCGGCCTTGATCGATCAACCCATGAACCCCGCCACGCGCCAGGCCATCTACGCGGCGACCGCCGCCGCCCTGGCGCGTTGGGAGCCGCGCATCCGGCTTTCGCGCGTGACCCTGACCTCGACCGACGCCGCCGGCCGGTTCGCGCTCTCCCTTGAGTACACGCGCCTCGATCAAACCGATCAGGGCGCCCAGAGCCTCACCCTTCCCCTGTCTTCCCTTTCTTCCGGAGCCTGAAGCCCTATGCCCGACACCTACAACCACGGCGTTCGCAACGTCGAAGCCACCGATGGCGTTCGCAGCCTGACCACGGCCTCGACGTCTGTGATCGGTCTGGTCAGTACCTCCGCCGACGCCGACGCCGTCGCCTTCCCGCCGGGTGAGCGCGTGCTGGTCACTGACATCGCCACGGCGATCACCAAGGCCGGGACTGGCCTTCTGAAGACCGTCTTGGAGGCCATCGCCGCCCAGGCCACCCCGCGATCGGCGTTGACGCCCCCGCGACCGAAGCCAATGTCCTCGCCGCTCTCGAAGCCCTCTTGGCGGCTGAGGCGGACCTGGGCGTCAAGCCGCGCATCATCGGCGCGCCTGGCCTGGAGACCCAGCCTGTCGCGACCAAGATCGAGACGATCCTTCCGGCGCTCCGAGCGTCGGGCTACGCGGGGACCTCGATCGAGGTCGAGCTTGTCGCGGACATGAGCGACTACCGCGACGAGTTCAGCGGTCGCGAGCTGATGCTCCTCTACGGAGATTGGAAATCGGGCGAGACGGTGTGGCCGGCGGCGGCCGTGGCCCTTGGCCTTCGCGCGGCGATCGACAACACCCAAGGCTGGAACAAGAGCCTCAGCAACGTCGCGGTCAAGGGCGTGACGGGCGTCACCGCGACGGTCACCGAAGTCGAAGCCCAGCTCTTGAACGAAATGGGCGTGACCATCTGCCATCGTCGCCAGGGCTACCGCTTCTGGGGCTCGCGCACTTGCTCCGAAGACGCCAACTTCGTCTTCGAGACCTCGACGCGGACGGCCCATGTCCTCATGGACACCATTCAGGACGGGCTCGATTGGGCGATCGACAAGCCGATCACGCGCGGCCTCATCCGCGACATCGTCGAGACCATCAACGCCAAGTTCCGGGCCATGACGGCCGCCGGCTACATCCTGGGCGCTGAGGCGCGAGCGACGAGCGACGCCAACCCCGCCGCCGATCTGAACGCGGGCAAGCTCAAGATTGAGTTCGAATACACCGACACCCCGCCGCTCGAAGACCTCACCGTCATCCAGCGCAAGACGCTGACCTTCTTCGCCGGCCTGACGCCGACCTGATCGCCGCCGCGTCTAGACGCCCATCTTCCAACCTCACACAAGGAGCCACCCCGTGGCGCAACTGCCCGCTACCCTCAAGAACATGACCCTTTTCGGCGAAGGCGAGAGCTGGGCCGGCAAGGTCCCGGAAGTGACGATCCCCAAGCTCGCCCGCGTGATGGAAGACTATCGCGGCGGCGGCATGGCCGGTGCGATCAAGATCGACCTGGGTCAAGAGCCGATCGAGTTCGAATGGACCGCCGCTGAGCTTCTGGAAACCGCCTTCAGGGCCTACGGCGCGCCCACCGTTGACGGCGTCCAACTCCGGTTCGTCGGGGCTTACCAGAACGATGCGACCGGAACCTACGACGGCTGGGAAGTCGTGGTTCGCGGACGTCATAGCGAGATCGATCCGGGCGCCCAGAAGGTCGGATCGATCACCGAAGCCAAGTTCAAGACCGCGTGCAGCTACTACAAGATCAGCAAGAACGAGGTCGCGCTGATCGAGATCGACCTCCTCAACAACGTCTTCAAGGTGGGCGGCGAGGACCGCCTCGCCCAGGAGCGCACGATCCTGGGTCTCTAGTTCCTCCCGACTGGCCGGGGCCTTAGGTCCCGGCCGCCTTTTCCCCCTTCAGACGACGGACTTCCCCCATGCAAGACACCATCGCCGAACCGGCCAACGCCCAGGCCGCCGAAAGCGCTCCCGATACGGGAGCGGTCAACTTCCCGACCTTCGCCACCGTCAAACTCAAGCGTCCGTTGAAGCGCGGTTCGACTGAGATCAGTTCGATTTCACTCATCGCGCCGCACAGTTGCCAGCTTCGCGGCCTCTCACTCGTCGCGGTGGCGTGCCTTGAGGTCGACACCATCGCAACCCTGGTCTCGCGCATCTCGCGGCCGCATGTGACGGCCGATGAGTACACGCACATGGACCCTAGCGA